TTAAGACACTTAAATTTATAAAGAACTATATAAAAAAGCATAACTTCTCACCTACTTTTGCTGAGATTTCTCAAGCAATGAAATGGTCAAGAGCAAGATCAGGTAAAATAGTTAAAGAATTATATGACTTAGGATTTATCTCAAAAGGTATTTCAAGTCATAGAAAAATAGAAATGACTACTGAACAAATGGGATCAGTAGCAAATTTAAACATCAATAAATCATACCCAGTAATAGAAAGCAGATCATGAGTGTATTTAAGGAAAGTTTTTTTGAAGCAAGTTTTAAAACAATAGAAGAATTTGACAATGCAGAGGTTGCTTCTGCAAAATCAAATGTCAGCGAAAATGCTGACCTAAAGATTATTGACATAAAATTAAACAAGTCATTAATCAAAACCAACAACGATAAGGAGCATGAAAATGCAACTGAACAGCACAGTAAGATTGTACCAGAAACTAAATGATCTTCATAAACAGATTATGAAATCAGTTGATACTAGAATGTGCGTACATACTTACAACAACTATTTAGAATATAAGCAACTAATAAGAAGAATTGTTGCTAATCAAAATAGTGATGCACAGATAAGATACAAAGAATTAGGCAACTAATTTAAGTATGTATTTAAAGTTGTAAAAAAACTTTAGGCTACTTGTCGCTAAAATTTAAGGGAGAAAGAAAATGAGCAGAGCAAAAGAAAAATTATTAAATAAAGAAATCGGAAAAAAAGTAAAACAAGCAAGATTAGAAAATTTAGTTTGGCAAGAATTTCTTGACAAAAAAACAAATAATATTTTAAAAAAACCAAAAAAAAAATTAATAACTCAATCTCAATTAGGTAAAGCATTAGGTGTAACTTTTCAATCCATACAAAGATATGAGTCTGGCAGCACAACACTAAGCTCAATTAAACTTTTAGAAGTAAGTAATTTTTTTAACAAACCACTTGAATATTTTACAAGTGATGCAACAGAATTATTGGAAAAAGTTAGACCTACCAATAATAACTCAGAAACTTGCTGTACTGAGTCTAATCAAAGTGTCTAACAATAATTCAATCAGGCGTAGTGAACCTGGTTGTGTTTGTTTGATGAAAATAAGGGTGGATAAGATAGCTCCTGTCCACCCTTTTTATTATGTTCTTTATAATTTATAAAAATAAAAATAATATTTTTACCTCTTATACCAACAACCTTTTTTCTACTGAAGCTGAAGCTACTGACTATGCCAAAAGAAGTCTTAAAAAAAAAGATGTCTGGCAAGTAGTTAGATATGACTCAGAAAACTACGATAAGTATTGGTATAAAACCTAACTCCACTTATAGTTGTTGTTCTGATGTTCAATAAATTTTTCTGAATTTTTACTATTGCTATATTTTTTAATATACTTTTCCTCAATCATATTGATGTCTTTATCACCCATATCATTAGCAAAATCCATAGCATTAGTATATTTACCTGACGCTGCCCACATACTTGCGTTCCAATGTCTAAAGAAATAATTTTTTCTAAATGGTAATTTAAGACTTAGTTTTTTGCATGATCTATCAAGTTCTTCCGTCATTCTTTTTAGATCAAAAAATTTACCAACAGAATTTAAAAATAGAAAATCCTGGTTGTCTGGCAAAGTGTTAATCCAATCTGTAAGTTGGTCTTTAAGATCAGAGCTTATTACAATAGACCTATAACCCTTATCTGTTTTTGGTTCTTTTAAAACTTTGTAATTATCAACTGCATGAAAAATCTTGAACATAGGAGTATTTTTCTTAAAGTTAAAACTCTGTCTTTGTGCAGCTCTTGCCTCACTTGGTCTGCAAGATGTTTCGGCCATTAGCTTAAACATAAGTCTTATTTCTATAGAACTTACATTATCTATGATTGTTTTAATTCTATTGAAATCCCATTCTTCTAGCCAATCTACTGATAAGTCTTGACCTAATGGTACATATTTCATGTCAGCTTTATCTTGATCTGTAAAATAGTTTCCTGTTTTAAATACGTTAGATTTGAAAGGTTTGCCAGATCCTACATGATAGTTGTAAATCCTAGAGAAAGTATCAAAGATTTTTTTACGATAACTCATCTTTGCAAAACCAGATATAAGGTTGTGATCTTCGTATTTTGGTTTTAGTTTGATAACAAACTTACCAACATAGTCCTCATCAATATTTCTTAAATCTATGTTGCCACAAATATTATAGATATTTTTATAATGGCTCTCATATTCATTTAAAGTAGTTTGGCTAAACTTGCTTTTCTTTTCATACATTCTACCCTTAGACTCTTTGTAATATGCCTCCCAAGTATCAACTAATGGTAGAGCTACATTGCTTCTAACATTATCTAATTTAAAAGATATTTTATCAGCTTCTTTTTCTAAAAATTTTTTATTAACTGATTGTATATATTTTTTTTCACCATTTTCTTTGTAATAGTGTCTATAAGCAGTTTTTGTTTTACCATCTTTGTTTGTCCAAGTTCTTTTACCAAAATTATATTTTTTCATATTTTCTCACTTTCTTTGATGTTAAATAGATTAACAATAAGTTATAAGAATTGCAAGAATATAAAAACCAATAGTCCAGACACAAAAAAAGAGCCGAAAAAAATCTTGCGATTTAATTCGGCTATATATATCTTGTATTCCTACTGTATTCTTAATCACAAACAATACGATAACTATTTGGAAACAGAATACAAGAAAATTATGATCCCCCCCACATAGCGAAAGCTACCCCTCTGATTATATCAGAACTGCAATTGATACTTGCACCAAATCGGTTAAGCAAAAGTTTTTACGTTTGTTGGTTTTTTACCAGACGCATTTTTTTGTGCTTTTCTTTTTCTTGAAACTGCACTTTTTATTTGAGCAGCAGACATTCTTCTAGCTTTGGCCAGAGGTACGCATTTAGGGTACTTACGTTTTGCATCTGCTTTTTGTTTTGATCTTCCACATTTAGCAAATGATCCGTCTTTTTTCCTTGAGCCAATATCAACCCAATTTTGTCTAAACCATTTAGATAGTCCACCACTTGCTCTGCTCATGTGGTTCTATAACCCCCACCTCTTTTTTTATAAGTTTTAACCAACCAAGCAGAACCATATGCACTTGGCCATTTTGCAAACTTACGCTTTGCTTCTGATTTAACTCTTGCATATAATTTTTTATTAGTTGGTACATTAGCCATGTTATTTCCCCACTAGCCTTTTTGCTTTTTTATGAGCTGCTGTAAATGATTTACCCATTCGCATTTCTTTTCTCATCATAGCCATGTGTTTTTTTGAGTGATGTACTGAGTGTTTTCTAAGTGTTGCTTGTTGTCTTTTAGTTAGTTTTTTCATTATACTACCTTTCTTTTCTTAGACATTCTCAATCGCATAAAATCAGCACCAGTAATTTTATTTCTTGGTGGTGCAACTCTTGCAATCTTCATTTGTTTTTTGCTGTATTTTTTGTTTTTACCTTTTGGCATTGTTTTCCTTTTCAAGTTGTTTTTTATAATCGTCTTTTCTCATACATTCGTAGTGAGCTTTTTCCCCACCATAAAATGCAACAAAAGATTCTGTATTTACCATTTCAGCTTGGCAATATTTGCACTTGCCAATGTTCATTACTATAATGCTTGGTTTTTTCCAAAATTTATTCTTCACTAACAATTCCACTTTCTCAATGCTTTGTTAATTCTTGAATTAGGATCTCTTGCTGTTTTTTTAGAGGTAAGTTTTTTCTTCATGCCAAGCATACGCAAACAAAATGCTTTTCTTCTTTTAGATGCTTTGCTACCCTTTTTTAATTTACTTGGTTTGGTAGTTACTGGAGCTTTTAAATTACCACCAGTTGATCTATTGTAAGATGCTCTGCCTTTAGCGTTAAGTCCACCTGACTTAGATTTACCCTCTTTTCTTTGCCATGCTGGTGTCTTTGCCATTATGCTTTAACCTTACTTTTGACTTCTTCGTTGCAAATAAATTTAATATAAATTTTATTTTTATTGACTTCCTCAAAACCAATTTCTTCTAACTTTAAGATTGACTCATAATTACCAGCTATCATGCAAGAATAACCATCAACAAATAAATCAGGGTATCGGTAAGGAGGCAAACAAGTGTTAGTTACAGCAGAACACATAATTAAGTTAAGAACAAAATTCATTATTTTTTCTTAATTTTATTCATTGTGGTTACACCAAACGAAGCTCCCACAATTGTTAAAATTATGTACCAAAACATAGGATCAGCACTTTCAAGTATCTCCCAACCTCTTTGCATTGCGTTTTGTGTGTAAGGTATGAAATGACATGCCATTAAAATTGTGAAAAAAATTACTAACCATTCATCTTTAAATGAGTTGTCTTGTTGTCTTATTTGTTCGACTGAAATTGTTTTTGCAGCTTCTATTTCTGCTGCTCTTATAATTTTAGTTTTCTCTGCTTTGTGGCTCAAATGTGAAGAAACTTTATTGATTGCCATTTTTGTCAGAGGATTATTAAATAATTTTAAAAAATGTATCATGATTTTACCTTTCCATCTTTCCACTTCATCTCAGGCAATCCGTTTGAAAACTTTTTGCCATCATAAGTTAAAACTTGTTTTCTGTTAGATCCTGACTCATTGTAAGAAACATGAACCCAACCAGCACTAGGATCATCTGGTTTGTAAAATTCCAAGATTAGTTGGTCAAAGTCCACATTGTTTTGTAACCAATAAGCTATTTGAATATTTGGTATTCCTGGTATTTCAAAATCTACTGCTTGACCTTTTGCATGTTGGCTAGTCTTTTTAGAACCTATAGCTTCGCAAAGCTCCTCAGACCTATAACCAGAAGTTATAATTAATGGTTTGTCAAACTTAGCTCTTACTGGCTCAAGTATTTCATAGCAGACATTTTCTAAGTTTTTAATATCACCAGATCCAGGTTCATTATTAATACCTTTTCTGGTAGCAGTCATAGACTTAGTAAATTCTTCTAGTTTAAAATGTTTAGATAGTTGCATAATTTTTAACAAGCACAGGCATCACAAACGCAAACATCTCCATCATAATGATGTAAATGAAACTCTGATTTGCAATGACAGTTACAATGACAGTCTTTACACTTCTTTTTTTTTCTTTTTTTTTGTGGTGTAGGATCAATTATTTTACCAATTGCTTCACTTAATTTATCTAACGCTTCAAAAAATTTTGAAATATATTTGTCAATCATTTATAATCCTTAGAATTTTTTTTTGTCCCATGTATATTTCAGTTTCAGCTTTAACCATCTGGCAAGTGAACCTTACTGATTGTGGATTTACTTCTTTGATTGCAATACGTTTTGACTTCATACATTGAGATAATTTTTCTTTGTAAGTCATCTCAACCATTTCACCATTAAGAAACATTATTAAAGCTACAACAGTTTCAACCATGATCGTTTCCGTTTGCAAATTCTCTTTGTTTGTCTTTTAATTTTTCTACATCTGATTGTAGTTTTTCAATAATACCTTGTTGAAATTCTAATAAAATATTTTGCTCTTGATCGTTAGCACTCATACCCATTTCACCTCTTGGATATTTTATTGAAAACTCAACAACTTTTTCTAAATCTTTTTCAATAATTAAAAGTTTTGTGCTGTGAGTATTTAAAGTTTCTACAACTCCAAAATACGCCCAAACTCCTACAGCTACTGCTCCAATTATTGCTACTAAATTTCTTATTGGTAAAGAAATTTGTGTATTATCATTAACTTTCATTTATTAACCTATTGGTGGAACACAAAAAGCAAGTCCCACAAACATCAAAATTAAAATTCCTGTAAAATAGTAATTCATAGTTAAGCTCCCTATTCATTGCCATGATCTACCATGATTATTTTTATTCCTAATTTTTTTTGTTTGGCAGTAGGTGATCGCCAAATTTTTCTTCGGTAAGACTTTACATTCTTACGATATGTGTTTGTTTTAATATCTAATAGTCTAATAACTCCATCAGGTGATACTGCAACAAGATCAAATGGACATTGTGGATCAACTGCTTTAGCAACCCAATAACCTTGACGACTAAGATTTACAATTTCTTGATATTCAGAAATAGTGCCTTTAGTGTTTGTTGTTAATTTACTAGATTTATTATTAAACTTAATAGACTGCTTAGACTTATTGTTAGTATCACCCATGCAATCTTCTTTATGTTTTTAATTTCCAAATCTAAATGATAGAGATGGTTATTAGTTATGGTATTTATTTTTTGATGAATTAGTTTTATTTCGCCTTGTAGCTTAATTATATCCTGTTGATTTCTTTGAGATTGTGTAGTCATAATTATTCCTGTGATCTAGCATCACCAAAAAACAAATCACTTATATAAGTAAATGGTTTTGCATCTTCAAATTTATCTTTTATAAATATTGATCCATCTAATTTAGATAAAATCAAAATAGCTTTTTCTGTATCTGGTTTTAATTTTCTAAGTTCAATTAATTCTCTTAAACTTGTTGGATTGAGTAAAGCATTTGCCATAACTCTTTCAGCAGCTTTAGCATAAATTCTTCTACCAGCAGTAAATAACCTACCAGAAAATGTAAATTGACCTAATCTAGCTCTAATAATATCTGAAAAAGCACTACCAAAAACACCCATACCTTTTGGCGGTTGTCGTCTTGAAGATATTTTTAATGCTCTGTTAAGTAAATCTAAATTATTTACAAATTCTTTGTCAAAAATTTCTCTTAAAACTATATTGTGTCCTCTTTCACCAGCTCCATATAAATATTTATCAAATGACATTGCATCAATAACTTGCATACCTAATCTGTCAGAAGTTTTTAAAACACTTTCACTTAAATCAGTAAGTACAGCTTTTTGAAAAGCTGCAAATACTTCTGGATCTTTTGCTAATATTTTTTTTAACAATCTTACTTCATTAATATTTTTTGCTTTATAAATTTTATCAACTAATTCTTGTGGTGTAAGTCTATCTAATTTACCAGCAAAAGAATCAGAAATATCTTTAATTGTTTTTTCTCTTAATTTTGTAGCGTCATCAACTGCTTTTTGAAAACCACCAAGTTTTGCAATTTTATCGTAATCTGTTTTGTTAAAAAATAATTTCAAAGGTGCATCATAATCTCTTAAAAAAGATTCATGTGCATTTTTATTTATTTTGCCATTTTTAATAACTTTAGTTTTATAAAAATCATTTATAGAATTTCTGTATGCTTTCATTGCATCAGGTGAGTCTTTAATTACATTATAAACTTCATTAGCGTACTTAACTGATTTTTTATCTTTTTTAAAAGATAAACTAAAAATATCTTCGTCATCAAATATTTTAAGTCTATTGTCATCAACTTTTGTTATCTTTGAAATTAATTCATTATTTAATAATTTTTTATTTTTTGTAACCAAAGTATTAAATTCATCTAAAGCATCTAAATATTCTTTTGGTGCTGAATTTTTTATTTGTTTATTTATACTGCTTACAATTGTTTGTAAGGTTTTTACCTCAACACTTTCACCAGCAGCTTTACCCTCAATTTTATCTCTTATTAAACTTTGTATTGAAGATTTTGTATTTCTTAAAACTTCTGGATTTACACTATTAGAATCTAATAATTTTTTGTTAAAAACATTTTTAACATCAGCTAATTTCATTAAATTATTTTTTTGATTTTCACTAATATTTTCTATTGTTTTTTTAATAATGTTTGTTTCAACATTTTTAACATTTGCTGCAACTTTTAAATTTTCAGCAGCTTCAGCAACATTTTTTTTATATAATTTAGATGCTTCATCAATTGACGATCTAATAGCAACACCAGTTTCTTTTGAACTACCATCAGGCAATCTTATTATTGCTTTTTCTAAAACTTCTTCTGCGTTAGCTTGTTTTTCAACTAACTCTTTTATTAAAGGTTGATTTTGTTTTTTAATTACTTCTTGTATTAAAGTACCAGCTTCAAACTCTGAAGCACCTTTAGTGTTTGTGCCAAATCCAGATTTTAAAAAACCAAAATATTTATTTAAAGCATCTGCTTGATTTTGATTAAATGTTCTAAACTCATTCATGTAACCAAGTTTATTAACATTTTCAAATGCTTCTTGTGCTGCTAACATATCCGCATCATCAGCAGCTTGTCCTAAAGTAAATTTTAAGTTAGAATTAATTTTTGCTTTATCTAAAGCATTATTAATATCTTTTGCAACAGCATCAGCTTTTATAACTGCATCTTCAGCACTTGAAATTGCAATATCATTTCCTTGTAAAAATCTACCTTTTACTAAATTTGCTGTGGCCTTTATAACTTTAGCTGCACCTACTCCTAAAACACCTGATCCAGCAGATACTCCAGCAGCAACAAAGGCTCTATTTAACAATTGTTCATTAGATACATCTTTATTAATACCATAGAGTTCTTTACCCAAAATATATTTACCATATTCTGCAACACCAGCAGTAAATGCACCAGCAGTTATACCAGCTGGAAGATTACCACCAGAATAAACAGTTGCAGCAATTGTGGCAGCTATGTCTGGCAAGATAACCATAGCATTTCCACCTTGACCAGTAAAATCACCAAGCTCAATTCCTGGTTTATTAACTAACTCAAATTTTTTAGTTTCTGGATTTAAAAATTCTAGTTCTCCTGTATTGCTTCCTGTTCTTACAGTTATGTCTGTTTTATATAAATCTGATAAAACATTTTTAATAGCAAGAGCTTTATTTTTATCATCATAACCTAATGATGCTGCAAATCTTGACTCTGCTGAAGCTCCAGTAGAAGTTCCAATATCATTTTCAATAGCAATATCTTTTACAGATGGAACAAAACTCATGTTTTGTTGTCTGTCAAAATTTAACATTTCGTCATCAGGAGATATAATACCATCAACTTCTGGAGATAAAGTTTGTTCTAAATTTGTTTCTTTTCTTTCTGCAATATTTGGAAATGCTTGTTTGAAAAATTCATCTTCATCAACACCTCTATCTTTATAGTATTTATCATAAATAAAAGATGCTAGTTTTACATCTGGCTCATTTTGATAAATAGGATTTTCTTCTTTAAATTGAGCAATAGTTTTCATTATTTAAAATAACCCAAAATATCCTCATCATCTTTATCTGATGATTGATTAGTTGTTTTTTGTTCAGTAGTTCCTGTAATATTATTCAAATTAAAACCAAAATCTTTATTGGGTGCTAATACTTCGTATTTTGCACTTGCAGTTCTAAATTCATCTTTTAAAATTTGATCTAATCCAGCAATAATTTGATCTCTTGATCCACCCCAACCTATTCTATCTAATTGTCTTTTAATATCACCCTCAGAATATTTAGGATTTCCAGGTTCTGCAATACTTGCAAGTACATAAGATAAATTCATTATTGATGATTTTACTTGAGCGTAATTTTCTGCATCACCTTTAATACCTTTTGATTTAAGGTAAGCATCTATATCCTTGTTTGCACCTTTTTTATAAGAATCCGTTACACCAATTGTTGCAAATTGTTTAGCTTGATCTCCAATAATGTTAAAACCAGAAACAACATTACCAGCAAAACCAGTTTTTGAATTTTTAACTCTTGTTTGTAAATCAGGTATTAATTGATTCAAAATTGAAAAATTAGATTTAAGTTTATTAGCTTTATCTAAATTTTTATTTGTTAAAGAGTCTGGTCTTGCACCTCCACTTGTAATTATTGTTTTTCCAGTTACAGGATCAATTTCTATTCTTTGACTTTTATCAATTGGAGTAAATCTGTTTGGCATACTAGCAATCTCTGCATCTGTTACAAAAACATTTTTCATTAAAACATTATCAAATGCTTGTTTTGTTTTTTTTGCAGTAGGAGTAAATGCTTTTTTTATTTTACCAGCTTGAACTAAAGATGGCATTAATGCAGCACCTAAATTTTTACCTTGAGAACCTTGTGCAAGAAGTCCAGCTCCTAATAAAAATTCTTCATCTTGTAATAAACCTTTTAGATTAAAATTAATTGCCATTATATTAGTCCTTGATTTGTTAGTTCTTCAAAAAATGGATTAGCAGATGTCATGCTTCTATCAAAATTTTGATTAAAAGTGTTAC